GCTCGTTGGTAGTTTTCAAGATATTTTTTGAAATAAGAGCTTCTTAGCCTTCGTAGTTCTATATTTAGGTAATTTAATATTGCTTCGATTTCTTGTAGCTGATTAAATCTCTGTTCAACGATGCCGGGCATTTCTGCCGCGGCTCGTTCAACATTACCTTTTAATTTTACTTCTACACGAGCATCTTGCAGTTCGTGTTCAAAGTATGCTACAGCATCTGGAATCTTAGAAACATCACGAGATATTTCACTGTACCAACCCATTAATCATCCCATTCATCTAATTCGTCTTCATCAGGATCAGAGTCTAAATCAAGATAATAAGAAATAGCAGCATCAAGGTCATTATCACTACCAAGCGCATTTGTAAATGCTTCGTCGGATGCGCCATAGTCTGCGCATACATCTACATAGCGTTCTGCAACTATTTCAATATTTTTCTTGTCAATATTTTCTTTAAACACCATCCAAATATCAACTATTTGTGCTTCATCCATTAATTGGCTCCTCGATTTCAGTTTGGACATTATCCGGGGTATTTACCTCTTGTGTGGCAATATTTAGATAATCTGACATAACTGTATCGAGAAGTTCACCAGTCCAATTCTTACGGTATTCTTTTACTTCATTACCATTAGAATCAGTATAGCGCAAACGGTTACCATCTTTAACAAGAATTCCTTTTTTCTCAAATAGATCAACAAGACCACTATAAGGATTCATTCCTGTTTCGTATGGAATCTTAACTTGTACGCCTTCGAAAGGTTTTGCGTAACGAGTTTTCATTACTTTACAACCTGCTCTAATACCACGCACTTCGCTAATTTTATTACCATCTTCATCTTCTTTTAGTTTCAATTTCTTCATTGCAACTACAATAGATGATGCATAGATAAAGCCTTGACCACCTGAAATCTTGTCATCTGGGTCAAACATATCTTGCGATGCATAAGTGTGGTTAGTACATACAAGTCCTACATTGTGCGAACCAATCATGTTAACTGTGTTACGAACAAGTGAAGTCAATGCCTTAGGCTTACGACCCATATCACCTTTCATATCACCTTTGTTAAACTGATCAACGTCAGTAGGTGTTAGCAACATACCCAAACTATCAATAACAAATAGTACCTTAGGACGGTCTTCTTCAGGCATTGCCTTATAGTCTGTCATAAACACACTAATAGTCTTAGCAACGTCATCGATCATTGACATGTTTAGTTTTAGAAGTTTTTCTTCTGATGTATCTACATCAAGTGCATGTAGCCAACTTTCATCAAGTGCATTCTCTGAGTCAATAAGAACTACAAAGATACCTTGTTGTTGTGCTGCTTTTACAATGTTACCTGCACAGATATAACTTTTACCTGCACCTGATTCACCTGCAAAAACAGTTACCTTACCCATTGGAACGCCTTTATTAAAGTCACCACTAATGAGATAGTTGAGTGCATAGTTACCTGTGCTAATCCAATCAGTAGGATCATTAAATCCTGCACTCATGCCTGAAATGGATTTTGTTAGAGCAGTTCTAAACTTGCTCGGGTCAAATGATTTGGCCATTGTATCTCCTTTTCCAAATTAATGGGAGGGATTGCTCCCTCCCTGTGCTATTAGTTGCTTTGTCTTGAACGGATCATTGCAAGAATGTCACTTGCATTGTTTTCTGAACTTGATGCTGCAGGTGCCGCTTCAGCCGCTGGTGCTGGTGCTGGAGTTGCTTCTGGAGCAGGAGCAGTTTCTGCTACTGGAGCAGGTGCCGCTTCTTCAGTTCTTGAAGTTGCTGTTCCGTTTGTAGAAGGAGTGTTAGGATCGCCTGTTCTAGCAGCCATTCCCGCTGGACGGAAATACTGACCAAAACGATCGGCATCATAAGCCTCGCCATCAACACTTGCTTCAAACATTTCTTTCATTACCTTTAGTTCTACATCAGTAGGTTTCTTGGGTAAGAAATCATTCAAGTTAAACAATCCGTGTGTGTTAACTGCTGCCATTTCTGCATCAGTCAAAGGACGCTCACGGCGTGCCCAATTTGATGTTGAATAGTCTGCGTAACCACCTTTACTTGTTTTAGCAAGACGGAAGTCTACACCAGCAGTATAATCTGTTGGTAGTTCTTCCATGTCTGGATCCATAAGTGCTGCTTTAATAAGTTGGAAAATTTGTGGACCAATAATAAATCTACGGATTGGATTTTCCGGAGTTGTATCTTCTGCCAAAGGACTGTCAGTTACAAATCCTTGGAAGATGTATGAACGCTTCTTCCAATATTTACGACCCATGTCTTCTAGACTTGCGTCTTTAAACCAACCTCGTACTTCGTTAAGAATGTCACAAGTTTCACCATACATTTCCATACATGGAATTTGTACTTGTACAGGGCGTGAATCAGTTTCACCTTTTATCCCTGCAAACGGAAGTTTAATCATCAAACGCTCTTTCCAGAAGAAAGTGTTTGACTCATCGCCATCAGGTAAGAAACGAAGAGTGCTTGTCTCTCCTTCTTTCATATTCCAAAATGGGAAAATTGCGTTGTCGCCGCCGCCTGATGAATTACCGCTTGTGCGTGATTCTTGTTCTTTAAGTTTTGCTCTAATTTCAGCTAGTGATGCCATAGTTATGCCTCCTTTATATTTGCCTATTGCATTGTGCCTTAATATCATATAGCACATTATGTACTATACAATAATATTTAGCAGAAGTCAACCTTTTTCTGCTAGTTTTTTGAATTAATTGGTTAAACCAGCTAATTCTCTCATTTGAGCCATTTCTGCATCGTGTTCTGCACTTGCTTCATGTCTCATTTGATAATCTTCAAACTTGTGCTTAATGGCTTCTATAAACTCTTTCGCACCATTAATGTATTGTTCACCGTAGTCTTTTTCTACTGCTGTTAGTACTGCTGTTTCACCTTTTGGAAACTGTCCTGTTTCTCTGTCAAACAATGAAAGTACAAATTCAGTTACAGGAATTTGTGGCTTTTCTTCTGCCTTGCTGATTGCTCCGCTAGGATCAATAGCAATATCCATTTCATCACCATCTTCTCTTGGGCCTTTTTCCAATCCATTTTCAACTACATCATCTGCCCAGTTTTCAAAATTTTCAAAGTCCATATAGTCCATTGGATTATCATCACCACCATATAGATCTTGATACTCATCATATGAACTTGGTTGTCCGTCGTAGTCGTCCATACCATCTTCACCTTCATGTTTATCAATAATTCTCTGAATGATGTCTTCTCTGTCATCATCTGCATGTAAACCCATTTCCAAACCAACTTCATTGATTTCATCGTCTAGTTGATCTGTAGTAATTCCTAATGCACGAGCTAGTTGACTTTCACCACCTCTTTCGTATGCATCTTCAAGATCATCTGCCCTTGATCCCTCACCAAGTAGATCTTCAGGACCAAGTTCTTTTGCTTTGGTCTTTTCGTTTACTAACTTATAGATATACGGAAACACATCTTTTAATTCTTCGTTAAACTGTTTAATAGTCAATTGATCAATCCAATTACTAGCAATATCTTCTGGAACATCTTCGAACACAGGTGTTTCAAATGATTCAAATGCTTCTTTGTAGTGTGATTGTTTTTGTAAATTTTCTACAGTCTTTTTAACCGTTTCAATTCTTTCGTTCACAGCGTCCATGTAATCTGCAAGACTTTCAGCCATTACACTTGAGCGACCCATGTAATTTTTGAACTTGCGTAGTTTGTACATCTCTTCTGATAATCCCACAATGTGTTTGCCAAAGTCATCATAAGCATTACCGCCTTCGCTTACATGACGAGCCATTGCTCTTGCACCGTTTAGGTGTCTGTATGGATACTTAAATCTTTCTCCCTCAGCACTTTCTATGTATATAGATTCTATATGCTGTGTTCTACCTGCGGCTAATTCTTGGTTTACAGGTTTGCTGTGTTTTACAGCTAACCTAGCATTGCCCAAGTCTTGATAACTTGTCTTGCTTGTTCCATACATTTTTGATTCGCTCATTGTTTGTTCTCCGGATGTACTTGCTAAAAATTTATAATCTCTGCGGTTGAGATTTGACTTAGTAATATCTCTTGTGTCAAAGTTAAGTAGTCTTTTCTTAGCAAAGTAACGCAATTCTTTTAAAAATCCATACCATTTTTCTTTAGTAAACTTGTCTGTTCCTTCAATAAAGTTGTTGCTGTACATAACATTAAGACTTTTTTCGTCTATGCTTACACTTACTTTGCCTAGTTTTTTACTACCTTCTGTGAAGTCAAAATCAAAGAATCTTGCTTCTTTTGGTACATTTGTAACCATGCCTTCAGCCGTGCCTATTGTTACACTTGGAAAGCGTCCTCTGATTTTGTTAAAAAGTTCTTCACCGATAAGTTCTAAGTTTTTCATAAAAGTATTTATCAATAGTTTGTAGATATGAAGATGGGCATGGGTGGCTCATAATCTTCTTCATTTTCCATGCTTTTAAATGTGTTGTACACTCTTGGATCCCAATCGCGTAGTACACTCATAATTCTAATTACCAATAACAAAGCACTAATTAAATCATCAGTTTCACCAACTTTTGCTTTGTATGTGCTACCTGTAGCAACAAAGCCTTTTAGTTCGCTAATCAATGGACCTGAAAATATTTCCATCTTATCATTTTCTAACATGGTTTTCATTCTTGAACAAGCACTAATTTTTG